GGCGCGCAGGCGATGCTGATGATCGCGGGGGGCATGTGATGAACCTCGCCCACTACTGCCTCATGGACGGTGACCAGATCGCCGCAGGGCCGTGCTCGCTGCCCGACCGGTGGCGCGATCAGCAGGGCCTGAAGTACCTCGATGACGCGACCCTTGCTGCGCTGGGCTGGGTGCCGGTGATCGACACCGAGGACGTGGCCGAGGCCCACGGCGATGCGGTGCTGATCGTCGAGGCCGGGCGCGTGCGCCGGCACCGGCCGGCAGCCTCGCCCACCCCGGAGGCGCTCATCGCGCAGATCGTCAGCGCCACCCAGCAGCGCCTCGACGACTTCGCGCAGACCCGCAACTACGACGGGATCATGAGCGCAGCGACCTACGCGACCTCGACCGTGCCGAAATTCCAGGCCGAAGGGCGGTGCTGCGTCGAAGCCCGCGACGCCACCTGGGCGACGCTGTACCAGATCCTCGCCGAAGTCGAAGCCGGCACCCGGCCCGTGCCGAGCGGGTTTGCGGACGTGGAGGCGGAATTGCCCGTGCTGGCGTGGCCGGCGTGATTCCCCTCCCTTTTTCTGCGCACCCACTCGCGTCACTCTCCCCCAAAACAACAATGGACCCCGACATGCCGCAACAGGTCACCAGCATGATCCAGCAAATCCTAGACTCGCTGCCCGAACCCCTGCGCGCCGCGCTGCTCGGCGCCGCCGTCGCGCTGCTGCGCATCCTCTACGACGACCGCGAGCCGCGATGGATTCGCCGGATGCTCGAGTCCGCCCTGTGCGGCGCCATTGCGCTGGCCGTTGCCCATCTCGCGTCCGCAATGGGCCTGCAGCAGGGCTGGGGCACCTTCCTGGGCGCCTCGGTCGGCCTCTTCGGCGCCGACCAGGTGCGCGAGTGGGGGCGGCGCATTGCGGATGCGAGGGTGCGCTGATGATCACCGCCGACCAGCTGCAGCAGGCCGTGGGGTGCTCGTCCGCCCTGGCCTCGATCTACGTCGAGCCGATCAACCTCACGCTGGCGCGCTACGGCATCGACACCCCCGCGCGCATCGCCGCCTTCCTCGCCCAGATCGGGCACGAATCCGGCGGCCTGCGCTGGGCGCGCGAGCTGTGGGGGCCGACCCTTGCACAGCAGCGCTACGAGGGGCGCAAGGACCTGGGCAACACCCAGCCCGGCGACGGCCGCCGCTACATGGGCCGCGGCCTGATCCAGATCACCGGCCGCGCCAACTACGCCGCCGTGGGCGAGGCCCTCGGGATCGACTGCGTGAGCGCTCCAGAAGTGCTGGAGTCGCCCCTGTACGCCGCGCTGTCGGCGGGCTGGTACTGGGACTCGCGCCGCCTCAACCCCCTGGCCGACCGCGGCGACATCCTCGCCATTACCCGCCGCATCAACGGCCGCACCAACGGCCTGGAAGACCGCCGAACCCGCCACCGCATCGCGCTCGCCGCACTCGCCACCCCCGCACAGGAGCCCCGCGCATGAAAACCATCCTCCTCGCCCTCGCTGCCGCCCTGCTCGTCACCGGCTGCCTCACCACCGGCGACATTACCGTCGCCCAGCAACAGTACCTCGCCGCGCTCCACGCCCAGCAACAGGCCGAGCGCGAGCAAAGCCGCGAGCTCGTCCGCGCCCTGGCCGCGTTCGCCGCCTCGCCCGAACCGCTCGTCCAGGCCATGGCTATCGCCGGCATCGAGCGCATCGCCGCCGCCCGATCGCCCGCGCCCACCTCGACCGCCGCCGCGCAAGGGCGCATGCCGGACGGCCCGATCACCTCGGTGATCAAGGCCGCGCTGCCCTTCGTGATCCCGCTCGCGCAAATCTGGCAGGCCGATCGCGCCGGTGCGCGCAGCCTCGAAACCGCCGCGCTCAACGTCGGGCTGATCGACAACATCGTCACCCGCATCGCCCGCGATCCCCTCGTCGTGCAGACCCCGGCCCCGGAAGTCATCCACGCCCCCGCGCCCGAGGTCATCCAGATCTCGCCCACGATCATCGACCGCGACGTGCCGCTCATCGTCGAGCCGGTCATCCTCGGCGCGCAATAACCCGGACCCGCCCGCATGTTCCTCGCCCAGCCCCTCCTGCGCCCCCTGCGCGGCACCGACAGCTTCCGCCTCGAAGAGCCGCTCGTGTGGGACGACGGCCGCCACATCATCATCGCCCCGCCCGGCTTTCGCACCGACCTCGCGAGCGTCCCGCGCATCGCACAGCCGATCATCCCCAAAACCGGCCCCTACACCGCCGCCGCCGTGCTGCACGACTACCTGTTCGTCGTCCAGGACCACGGCTTCGCCGCCACCAACGCCCTGTTCCGCGACGCCATGGCCTGCTGCGGCGTGCGCTTGACCCAGCGCTGGCTGATCTGGGGGGCGGTCACCGCCGCCGGGTGGCTGCCGTGGCTCGCCAACGCCCGCGCGCGGGCGGAGGATTTGCGGGGGTTCTTGCGGGCGTATGGGCTGGAGGGGTGAGCGCGTGCCTAGGCAAGCCGATTACCGATTTGACCGAGCGCAAGCCGTCGAGGCCTGGCGCGGGCGCGAGACGAAGGAGACGGCGGCGATCGCACTGCGCGATTCGGCGCTGCAGAAGGTGCTGGCTGCGTGGCCGGCAGTGCCGGTGGTGGCGGATGGGGCGGCCTTCCCTGTTTTTGCGCCTGGCGAGCCGGTACCGTGGGAGGCGCTGTGGGCAGGCGTGCAGGTGGATATGCCGGCGCTGGCCGAGCTGACCGGCCTGCAGGCGGGGCTGGCGATGGTGAGCTTTCGCCGGACCCAGGGGCTGCGGCTGATCTACCCGGACGGCACGCTGCACGGCATGGCGAAAATGGTTCTGCAGGCGCTGATCAAGGAGGCGCTGAAGGGCTGATGTTCTGACAACAGGAGGTGTTCGAAATGGCTACTCGCAAGCCGCGTTTCCGCCCGACCGCGGGCGGTGGAATGACCCCGGTGAACAATGCCGCCCGGCGTGCAGTGCTGCGTCAGCAGTACGCACAGAGCGGGCAGATCGTGAGCCGGCGCAGCATTGGAAACCAGGCGCGCCGCAAGAGCGCGGGGGGTACCGGTGGCTGAGTCCGAAAGGGCGCAGCCGAAACGGCGCAAGCCGAAGCCGCCTACTGGGCGGCTTTTGTTTGAGCCGGTGAAGCTGGCCAGCCGGGTGGCGGATGAGGTGATCGTGAGCTTCTCCGGCGGAAAGGATTCGGTGGTGGTGCTGGATTTGTGCATGCGCTATTTCAAGCGGGTGCACGCGTTCTTCATGTACCAGGTGCCGGGACTTTCCTTCCAGGAGGCGACGCTGCGCTGGTATGAGGCGCACTACGGCATCCAGATTCACCGGCTGCCGCATCCAGAGCTGGCAGAGTGGCTGCGGCTGGGGCTGTTCCGGCATGAGGACTGGAGCGTGCCGGCGATCAGCTTCAATGACCTGTATCACTACGCCCGGGTGACCACGGGGGCGCACTGGATCGCGGCCGGGGAGCGGATTGCGGACAGTATCTGGCGACGAGCGATGATGAAGCGTTCGGGCAGCGTGGACGCGAAGCGGGGGCGGTTCTTTCCGCTGATGTACTGGCGCAAGGAGGATGTGCAGCGCTACATCGCGCAGCGGCGACTGAAGGTGAGCCCGGAGAGTCGCTACCTGGGGCATTCGTTCCGATCGCTGGAGCCGGAGGAGATGTTTCTGACGCGCCTGCATTACCCGGCGGACTATCGGAAGATCGAGCGCTGGTTTCCGTTCGTGGGGGCCGCGGTGCGCAAGCTCGAGATGGAGCGCGAGACGGATGGAGGTTTCGACGATGACTATTGAGAAGACGAAGCACCAGCGCTTCGAGATGTTGCTGCTGCAGCGCAGCCAGATCCGGCCGCATCCGCGCAATCCGCGGGTGATCACGCCGAAGGCGGCGCGCCGGCTGAAGGGCAAGATCAAGGAGGTGGGGCTGATCGACCCGATCATCGTGAACCGGCGCACCGGTTACGTGGTGGGCGGGCATCAGCGTCTGTCGCAGCTCGATGCGCTGGAGAAGTACAACCCGACCACATATGAGAATGATTACGCGCTGGACGTGAGCCTGTGCGAGCTCTCCGACGAGCAGGAACTGGCGATGCTGGCCTTTCTGAACAACCCGGGCGCACAGGGGGTGTTCGACACCGATCTGCTGGCCGACCTGAATCTGGAGTTGGGCGTCGGGTTCGAGAGCATGGGCTTCGATCAGATCGACGTCGACATGATGTTCGACGGTGATGCGCGGTTCTCGCACCTCTTCGAAGATGACCCGGAGGTGAGCGAGACGAAAGAGACGCTGGAGCGCATCAAGGAGGCGCGCGCCCAGGGGCAGGAGAAGATGCAGGAGAAGAACAGCGCGGAGTTCTACTTCGTGGTGGTGTGCCGGGATGAAGAGGAAATGACCGATCTGAAACGCCGGCTGGGCGTGCCGGTGCATGAGCAGATGGTGAGCGGCGATGCGGTGCTGGGGGCGCTGGAGGCGTGAAAAAGCCCGCCGGGGGCGGGCTGGTGGGCTGTGCGGGGGGGTTATGCGTGATCGAGATAGTGCCCATCGTTCGGCAACAGCGCAATGCTGGCGTCCGGGGTTTCGTAGAGATTGAGCCGCCCGCGATGCGGCGTGGGGTGTACGTGGCGAGGGTTTTCCAAGCACCAGGCGAAGAGGCCGGGGGCGCTGGGCACGTGGGCGTGCGCTTCGTCGACGGGGGTCATGGGGCGCACGTCGACCAGATCGACGATGCAGACTTGGCACTGCGTGGGCAGGGTCCAGACGTCGCCGTCTTCGTCGGCGTGCTGCAGCGGCTTGCCGCTGGCGACGATGAGCAGCGCGCCGCGGTAGTGGGTGCGCCAGGTGCGCACCTCGATTGTTTTCGTGCCCTCGGCGATGTAGGTGGCCCAGGGCTGGCGCACGGCGAGGGTTTTCACTGCGCGGCACTCCTCGGGCTGACGCTGATCTTGGCGATTCCCCAGGTGTCGAGCGCGGCGAGCAGGGCGGCGCAGCTGCTGGTGCTGATTGTGTGGTAGCGGGCGTACTGCCCGGCCTCGGTGCGCACCTCGACGAGGAAGGCGCGCATGGCGGGCGGGCGCCCGCCCGGCTGCTGGAGTCGGGCGGGGGTGGTCATGCTTTCACCCGCGCGATACTGAGGTTCTGCAGGGCCATGTAAGCGGGCTCGCGGTTCCATTCGTCGCGGCCGGCGCCGAAGCGCTGGCGGGCCCATTCAAGCACGGCGGGGCTGTATTCGCGGGAGGTGTTCACGTACTTTGCATNGCCGAACGCCTCGGTCCACGCGCTGCGGTGGTAGTCGTAGCAGTCGGTCATGCCGTCGAAACTGCCGGCGGCGTAGCGATTGACGATGGCGTCGACCTGCGCAGTGGTGGGGCCGTCGGTCCACTTGACGTTGATGGAGTCGCCGCCTTCGGTGATGATTTCGACGATGCGCTTGCGGGGGTCCATGTAACTCTCCAATCACCAGGTTTGCGGCGGTGAGCCCGTGTGGCGTTGGCCACGGTTTGAATATACAGCGTTGCAGAAAAAACGCAATAATCTATTGCAAAAAAAACGCAGTTGCGTATAGTGGAGATGCCAGCCATCCCTGCGCGGCGAAATGAGGAGATCGACATGCAGTACATCAACTTCTTCCCCGGTGACACCCGCGAGGCTCGCGAAGTTTCCGTGAGCGACGTGGAGGCTTACGGCAAGACCGACATCACGGGCTTAGTCGACTCGATGATCGTCGGGTGCACCGCTTCCGCGCCTGTCGATGGCGCCAAGGCAGCGCTTGAAGACGGTGCCATCTGGGCAGACCTCTGCGCCAAGCATGGCGACGACGCCGTGCAGGGCGCGCTGGAAGAGCTGCACAGCATCCTGTGACGCCTAACAGTTCTCCCCGGCGCCCTGCGGGGCGCCTTTTCAGGACGATGCGATGGAGAAGAGAGCAACCCGGTTGGCGATTCCCGATGACGTTGAGTTTGCCGACCTGAAGTTGACGCGCGACCCGAAAACGGGCGAGGTGGAATTCGACTGGACGCCGATCGAGCGCATCTGCGAGGCCAGCGGCATCGACATCGCGCTGTTCCGCGAGGGGCCGGAGGACAACGTGTCCGGCCTGATCGTGGGCTGGTACCGGGCGCATCGGGAGGCGGGCGGCGCGGCCGATCCGGTGCAGGAGGCGCTGTTGCGCGAGGTGGTCGCAGAAGATGCGGCGGTCATCGCGGCGAATCCGGGGGCGAGCGGTGTCCACTGAGCCTGCGCGTGTGGCTGCGCCAGCCTTCGACGCTTGGGCTGATCGCATCGGCCTGACGCTTCCGGGGCCGCGTTCGGCGGTGCGGGCGGTGGTAGTGGATGGGCTTTCGATCAATGCAGCCGGCCGTGCGCTGGGCATGGCGCCTTCGACGGTGAGCCGGCATGTGGGGCGGTACCGGTTTCCGCTGTGCCCGTGCTGTGGGCAGGAGGTGCCGCTTGAAGACGCGGTTGCTGATCCCGGGTGAGGCGCCGCGGGTGCTGACCTGGACGAACCGGCATCCGAACCAGGCGAGCCGGGCAGGGGTGGTGATGTACCGGCATTCGCCCGTGGTGCTCTCCGGCGGGGCGTTCCGCACGCTGCGCGAGCTGCGCGGGGCGGTGATCGAGACGACGCACCCGGCGCGGGTGCGGGCGGCGCTGGGGCTGGGCGAGGGGGAGGCGGGGATCGAGCAGATGACAGACTGATCATTTTCGTGACGCCACGAAAATGATCCGACCAAAGGGAGGGCTTGGCGCCTTCCCTTTTTTTGCGCCTGCAGAGCGGCCAATCTGCGGCACATGGCCAAGAAAGATACGTACAAACCCCTGCTGGAGGTGGAATTTTACTGCCGGGCGTGCAAGCGCACGTGGAAGGCGGAGCCGGTGCGGGTGGATGACTGGACGGAGGATGAGATTCACCCCTGGCGCTACTGGGCGCAGTGCCCGGAGTGCGGCATTGGCTGCGAGCAGAGCCCGCGGCAGCGGGGCTTGATCCGGGCGTGGCGCAAGGCGACGGGGCCGCGCACGCCGGAGGGTATTGCGGCGACGGCGAAGAACCTGGAGGGGCACCCCACGCCGGAAGAGGCGCTGCGCACGCGCTTCAACGGGATGAAGCACGGGTTGAATGCGAAGGTGGCGAGCTATTTCCCGGCCAAGCCGGACGGGTATGCCTTTTGCGGCGGCTGCGACGTGGATCGGGAGTATTGCCGCGCGCAGCCGGCGTGCGAGCGCCAGGCGCAGCACTTTCTGATGCATCACGCGGCCTTCGAGCAGAAGAACCCCAAGCACCTGCTGGGGATTTACGCGGACTTTCACGCAGCGCTGATGCTGACGATTCAGCAGATCCTGCAGACGATCGATCGCCGACGGGGTGACGATCCGCACGCCGCAGACCTACGTGGACNAGGANGNGCGCTGCCTGGTCGGTGGAGTTCTTCGATGAGCAGGGCAGGCGACATGTGGTGCAGGACATCGAGGCGCACCCGCTGTTCCGCCCGCTGGGCGAGCTGATCAGCCGCACCGGCATTTCGCTGGGCGACCTTGGCATTACCGGCCGGGCGCATGAGGACGAGACGCCGCTGCCGGGCAAGCTGCAGCCAGGTGACGGGGCGGTGAGCCTGGAGCAGTACGAGGCGCGGCGGACGAAGGCGCTGGAGGACTTGCGGGGGCTGGTGGCGCGAGGGCGTGCGCGGGCGGAGAGCGACCCGGTATTGCTGGAGTACAAGGAACAGATGGGAGGTGATTCGGCGTGACCGCCCGCGTCTCCCCCGAGCAGCGCCTGCGCCTGGCCTCCCGCGCGGAGACCGAGATCCAGCGCTACGCCCACGACCATGCGCTGTGGCACAAGCACGTGCACGGTGTGGAACTGGACCCGATGCAGGTGTTGAAGTGCGAGGAGATGGATCAGCACCGCAACAGCATCGACTTCAGCTGCCGGCGGACGGGAAAGACGTTCGTGAAGGAGCTGTACTGCCTGAAGCACCTGGCGACGCATCCGATGGAGGAGGAAGGCATCGTGGCGCCGAGGATGCAGCAGAGCCTGACGAACATGGGCTATCACCTCGACGCCATCCGGCGCAGCCCGATCCTGCTGGCCTACATCGCAACCAAGAACGGCCGGCGGCAGATGAAGGACAGCGGGTACACGTTCGCCAACGGCAGCGGGGCGAGTGCCTACGGGATCATGGGGCAGATCGACGGCGATTCGCTGACCATTGCCAGCCTGGAGGAGACCGACGACATGCCGCACGACCGGCTGACGTCGCGCNTTCTGCCGATGCTGGGGGCGACGCGCAGGCCGGGCATCGACCAGGTGCTGGAGCCGCAGATCCGCATTACCGGGGTGTTCAAGGGCGCGGACGTGCTCTCCAGCCTGATGAAGAGCGGTTCTTACCACACGCTGCCGATCGTCGACGTGTACCTGGGTGTCGAGCTCGGTTCGCTGAACGAGGCGTGGGCGATGGACATGCGCGCGCAGAACAGCGAGGGCGAATGGATCCGGCAGTTTCTGTGCCGCAACGTGGCAGCGCAGAACTGGATCTGGGAGGAGCACGTTCGCCGCGCGATGGCGGTGGGAGTGAAGCTGCAGAGCGTGCAGTACGGCCAGGCAGGGCCGGTACCGGGAGCCAAGTACGCGCGCCGCGGGCTGGTGAGCTTTGGCTATGACCATTCGGGCCACGGCGAGAAGCCGGAGGCCTCGAAGAGCGCGCTGGTGGTGGCCGAGCAGATCGGCAACTTCGTGTGTTTCCCCTTCGTGAAGACCTGGCCGGCGGGCACGGATGACCGGGTGATCATGCGCGACCTGGTGGGGCTGTGGGCGTACTTCCGCCCGGATTACGCGATTGGCGACGCCTACGGGCTGGGGATGCTCTCGGAGCTGAACGACCAGCTGTTCCGCGAGGGGCTGACGGACGTGGACCGGCGCACGGTGGGCGACGGGCAGAGCACGGCCAGCACCTGGGGCGGGTGGCCGTTTGCGCCGATGCGCTTCGAAGGCGGGGTGAAGCACAGCATGGCGAGCGTGCTGCGGGCGCGCTTTCACAACGGACAGGCGGCGGTACCGGTGTTCGATGAGGACGGGGGCGATCTCGCCGACGAGCAGGACCGCGCCTTCCATACCTTCGTGCGCCAGCTCGGAAACATCAAGGCCGAGGCAACGAAGGCGGCCTACAGCAGTTTCAAGATGGCGGACCCGAAGATTGGCGATGACCTCTTCGATGCCGCCTGTGCCGCGGTGTGGGCGCTGGAAACGCGCGGGTTGGAGACGGTGGGCACGGTGATCGGGCACCGCACGCAGACGCGGTCGCAGCTGCTGGGGGCTGCGACGGCGCTGCCGGCGGCGCAGTGGGTGCAGTGGCTGTTGTGGCAGATGTGGCACCGGCGCATGCGCGCCGGCCGAGGGTAAGGACTGAGGACGGAACCATGGGACTGATTGACCGGCTGCGCGCTTGGCGCGGCAGCAAGACGTCGGCGAAGGCTGAGGAGCGCCTGCCGAACGAGGCCGGCAGCAAGACGAGCGAGCGCGGCCAGCGCAGCACGCCGGAAGACGGGCTGAAGTACCTGTACCGCGGCCTGTGGGTGGATTACGAGTTCCGCGCCAAGGTGTTGGACATCCGCCGCATGGATGAGGAGGACGGGCGGGTGAAGCGCATCCATAGCCGGGTGGCGCGCGACGTGGTGCGCGGGGGGCTGGTGTTCACGCAGGCGACGGAGAGCGTCACGCTGCGCAGGGAGTGGAACGCCTTTGCACGCCGGCTGCAGCTCGGCCGCGCGGAGAAGCTCAAGAGCGATGCGCGCGGACTGGTAATGGAGGGCAACCTGCCCCTTCAGTGGGTACTGGACGAGGCGCTGAACGTGGTGGCCGGGGTGCGCATGCCCAGCGAGACGATGCTGCCTGACGTGGGCGAGAACGGGCAGTTCAAGAGCGTGGCGCAGGCCTACCGGCAGATGGACCCGAACCGCGGGCGGGTGCTGGCGACCTTTCCACTGTGGCAGCTGCAGCTGGCGCGCTTCGACCCGCTGAACTTCGACGACCTGGGCAGCATGGGGCGGCCCTTTCTCGATGGCAGCCGGGCGACGTGGAAGAAGCTGCACATGACGGAAGAGGATCTGGTGATCCGCCGCCGGCACCGTGCGCCGTTTCGCGTGGCGCACGTGCTGGAAGGGGCGAGCAAGGAGGAGTTGGCCGACTACCAGGACCGCGTGGAGCGCAACGCCGGGGAGATCACTACCGACTACTACCTGAACAAGAAGGGCGGCGTGCAGCCGGTGCAGGGCGACGCCACCCTGGGCGACATCAGCGACGTCGTGCACCTGCTGGATACCTTCTTTGCCGGCACGCCGCTGCCCAAGGGGCTGATGGGCTACACCAACGAAATGGCGCGCGACATCCTCGAGGACCTGAAGCGCGACTACTACGAGGAGGTCGATCTGCTGCAGGACACGCTGAGCTATGCCTATGCGCAGGGCTTTCGCCTGCATCTGCTGCTGAAGGGTATCGCGCCGGACCCGGACGACTACCGGATCGAGTTCGCCCAGCTGCGCACCGAGACGCCCAACCAGACGGCGGACAGAATGCTCAAGTTCATGGCTCTCGGCTTGCCAAAGGGCATGATCTACGAGGAGATGGGCTACAACGCACAGCAGATCAAGGAGCGGCTGGCCGCCGAGGCCGAGGACTTCGATCCGTATCCAGGCGGGGCCGGGAGTATCGGTCCGGCTGCTGATGGCGGAGCGATTCCAGGAACGCCGCGCATCAAGGTCACGCCGGGGAATGCGCCCAAGGGCGAGAGCATGACATCCATCGGATATCGGGGGGAACGCTGAATGGGCGGGAGGCTGAGCGGCGGGGCCAATCCGAATGCGCGCCTGACGGCCGATCAGGTTGCGCAAGTCAGGGGTGAGTGGACGCGTGGGAACGTGACCTGCGCCGACCTCGCGCGCCGGTTCGATGTTGGGCAGCGCACGATTTACGGCATTGTGCGCGGTGAAACCTACAAGGACGGCAGCTACAAGCCCCCGCCCAACACGTCGCGAGCAACCAAGAAGGGTGAGAAGCATCCTGGTCATCGGTTGACGGAATCTCAGGTTCTCGAAATCAAGCAACTGATCGCAGACGGCGGCATGACATTGACCGCGATTGGGGCGCGATTCGGGGTGACGCGCTCGCACGTGGGGGCTATCAAAGCGGGCCGCTTCTGGCGGCATGTGAAGGCATGAAGTGCCGGGACTGCCGCTTCAGCGAGGGCGAGGCGCGGCGCCTGGGCGATGGGTGGGTGCTGGTGCTGTGGTGCCTGGCGAAGGGTGGCCGGGCGCTGGAGGCCTGCGAGAACTTTGCGCCGATGGAGGGGGGCGACGATGACGCCTGAGCAGGCGGAGATCCGCCGCGCGACACTGGCGGCGCAGCGGGCGCTGGCGGGGCTGGACGAGGCCGGCCGCGAGGCGCTGGCGGGGCTGTACCGCGAGGCGGCCGACGACCTGCGGCGCCTGATCGCGACCCATGCGGGGGGCGACGACAGCGTGACGCTGGCGAACCTGCGCCGGCTGCTCGACCAGGTGGAGGCGCGCCTTGCGGTGCTGGCCGATGCGCGTAACGGCGTGCTGGGCGAGGGACTGGCGAAGGCGGCGGGGTACGGCGCGCGGGTGTTCGAGCCGCCGGCTGCGGCGGCCGTGCAGAGCGTGGCGGAGATGCGCGTGTCGGATGAGGCGGTGCGCTTTGTGCGCGCCTTCGTGGCCGAGGACGGGCTGCAGCTCTCGGACCGGCTGTGGCGCATCGACCGTGGCGCGCGCGAGGCGGTGACCGGTGCGATCGAGCGCGCGGTGATCCAGGGGCATAGCGCGGCGCAGGCGGCGCGCGACTTCATGGCGCGCGGGGCGCCGGTGCCCGTGGAGGTGGCGGCGAAGATGGCTGCGCCGAGCGCCGCGCGCATCGGCAAGGAGGCGGCCGAGGCGCTGACCGGGCAGGGCGGGGCGATGGACAACGCGATGCGGGTGTTCCGCACCGAGATTAACCGGGCGCACGGCGAGGCCTACATGCTGGGCGGGGAGGGTAAGCCGTACTTCGGCGGGTGGAGGTTCGATCTGTCGCCGCGCCATCCTGCGCCGGACATCTGCAACCTGCTGGCCGCGCAGAACCTGTACGGCCTGGGTCCGGGCGTGTATCCGAGCCGGGCGAAGTGCCCGTGGCCGGCGCATCCGAACACGCTGAGCTTCGTGACCATGGTGTTCAAGGACGAGATCAGCGCCGAGGACCGCGCCGGCAAGGAAACCCCCCTGCAGGCGCTGGGGAGGCTGCCGGGCGAGGTGCGGCGTGGGGCGCTGGGCAAGGCGAAGAGCGAGCTATTCGATGAAGGGCGCCTGGCGCAGGGGATGATCCGCGCCCGGGTGAGCGACGTGCGCCGCCGGCTGGAGCGCCAGGGGGACAGGTAAGGTAAGGCGGTTTGCCTTGCCTGTGCCCGAAGGGAAGGCAATCGGCCTTCCCTTTTTTTGCGCCTGAATGCGGGCGAATCTCGATGCCAGCCGAGGCGGGGCGGGTTTCTCTCACTCTCTCCTTACCGCTCCGCCGCCGGCGCCAGAGAGGGGCGAGATGCGCACGACACGACGGGCACGACACTTTTTGCTGCACGAGGCCGCGGGGGCGGTGCGCCGCTTCATCAGCGGCGGGGTGCAGCTGGCCGAGGGCAAGGACTCGAGCTGGGTCACGGTGACCCGCACGGGCAGCTTTACGGATCCGCGCTACGGGCGGTTCGAGATCAGCCGGCCGATGCTCGAAGAGATGGTGCGCAACTTCGACGCAGACACCTACGGGCAGATGATTTTCATTGACCAGGCGCACGAGCCGCAGCAGGGCGCAGCCGGCACGGTGAAGAAACTGGCGGTGGAGGGTGACCGCCTGCGTGCGCATGTGGAATGGACCGAGTGGGGGCGCGAACTGATCGGCCGCAAGGGCTTTCGCTACCTCTCCGCCGAGTTTCACGAGAACTGGAAGGACAACGAGAAGGGCGACCCCCACGGATGTGTGCTCCTGGGGGCGGGGCTTGTGACGCGGCCCTGCATCAAGCGGTTGGACCCCGTCACGTTGTCGGAAACCGGGAGTGGCGCCGCCATTGCGGTGCATCCCACCTTGCTGACCGAATTGATCCGGGAGATCGAAACCATGAAGGAAAAGTACCTGAAGCAACTGCGCGAGCGCCTGGCTGCACTCAAGCTGTCCGAGAACGTCATCGAGCAGATGGCCAAGGCGCTTGCCAGCATGCTGGACGGCGTGACCGATGAGTCCGCCGCCGCCAAGCTGTGCGAGAACATGGAAACCACCGCCAAGGCGCTGGCCGAGCAGGTGGGCGACAAGCCGGTGGCCGTGACCCTGCAGGTGGCCGGCGCCGGCGCCGGCGCGGCCGGACTGACGGCCGATGACGTGAATCGCTTGCTGGCTGAGCGCGAGACGGCGGCCAGGAAGCTGGCCGAGAACGCAGATGCCAAGCGCAAGCTGTTCTCCGACCACCTGGCCGAGGTGGGCAAGGCGCTGTCCGAAGACACCCGCCGCGAGCTGTGCGAGGCGGTGGTGGACGTGATCGGCGCCGATACCCCGGACGCCACCGTGAAGGCCCTGGCGGAGAAGAACGCCGCGCTGGCCGGCAAGTTCGAGGCCACGCGCCAGCTTGCCGCCATGGGCTGGACGCCCAGCGGCAGCGTGCATATCGACGTGCCGAACGAAACCCCGAAGAAGCTGGCCGGCATGATTCACGAGGCGTTGAAGCGCACCGACGCCTATGCGCGCGGGGATTTCACCCTGCCGGAGAAGGACGGGCACTTCGTGGGCAAGGTGCTGGCGGCGTTCGATGCGCGCCACGGACACCGGCTGGATGCGGAGCACAGGGCCTTGGCCGGCGGACAGGCGGCGATGGGCGATTACTTCTTCCCGGCCGGCCTGCAGCGCGAGGTGATTCGCGTGGCGCTGTCGGATCTGCGCATCCTGGAGCTGGTGCGCACCGCCGTCGACCCCACTGCGCAGGGCACTACGCAGATTCCCTACGAGGTGCGCCCGGAGTTTGCTGCGGTCAATGATGGCGTGGTGTTCGAGGGGCAGCCGATTCCGCGCTACCAGACCACCACCAGCCATGAGCTGGCCTTCATCACGCCGATGAAGATCGGCATGGAGTGGACCAACGAGCTGCAGCACTTCACCCAGCGCGGGCTGGTGAACTGGGACGCGGTGGCGGAGAACCTGGCGGCCAATGCGCGCACCATGCGCGAGATGATCGCCCGGCGCATCGCCAACGAGATGCAGCGCGCGGCAGACAGTTATCTGGCTGTGGCGGTGACCGGGGAAGATATTGCCGCGCAGCTCGCCGGTAGCAACAGCCTGATCAAGACGGCCAACTTCCCGGTGGTGCGCCCGTTCCAGGCGCGCGACATGCAGGGCAACGCGCAGGGCAGTGAGCAGAATCCGGTGGCGGTGGTGGTCAACGGCACCACGATTGCCCGCTGGGATGGCAGCGGGCAGCAGGCGGTCGCTACCTACTGGCGGCCGGTGAGCTTCAACCTGGGCTATTTCCAGCTGGTGGATAAGGACGGCAACCCCGTCACCCCGACCGCCGCCACTGCCTGCACGATCGGTTACAGCCGCGCTACCAATGTGCTGAAGGTGGATCTGGATGTACCCAGCGGCGACAAGCTCGAGCAGCACCTGAACGGGCTGCTGCGCGCGGTGGGGGCGCGTAAGGCGATGCTGTCCGGCCAGCGTTTCGTCTCGACAGACTACATGCTGATGAGCCCCACGCTCAACGATACGGCGACCAACGCGGAAGCCTTTGTGGCGAGCATGAAGCGCAACGGCAGCGATACCTCGGCGATGGGGGATCTGGAAACCATCAAGGGGGTGTCGGCCTTCGGCACCAACCAGCCGGGTATCGACCTGGGCGACGAACGCATCCTGATGGGGCCGCGCAACCTGCTGGCCTACACCATCAGCAAGCCGTTTGCCGTGGAAGGCCAGCCCTTCGAGGTAGTGGATGCCAACGGCAACGCGGTGGGCAAGAAGCAGGTGTATGGCGAGGAATACAACGCCATCCACGTGCCCGGCCCGGTGCGCAAGTACATGACCAGCGTGCTGGCCTACTCGGCTTCCAACCGCTAACCGCCCCGCCCCGCCAGTCCGGCGGGGCGGGCTGCTGAGGACACAGACCGATGAAGATTCCCTACACCAACACCACGGCAAAGTTCGTCCACGTGGGCGGGGTGATGATTCCGCCGGGCGACACGCGCGAAATCGACGAACGCCTGCACCCGGACTACCGGCAGCCGGCGCCGCCAGCAGAAGAAGACCCGGTGAGCGAGCTGGCGCTGATCCTGGCGGGCTCGGTGGCCACCATCCTGGCCGGCTTCGACGCCCTTGCCGACGAGGAGCTGGCCGAGCTGCGCGCACTGGAGGCGGGGGCGGGAAAGCCGCGCACATCGCTGTTGAAGGCGATCGACGAGGAAGCGCTGCGGCGCGCGGTGGCAGCAGCCGAAGGCGGCGCCGGCACCAAGGACGCGTGAGATGCCCGGCAGCATGAGCCGCGCCGACCTGGTGGCGGACCTGAAGGCGAGCCTGCTGGATGCGGCCAAGAGCTTTACCGCGGCGGCGGATGCGGACTTCGCGCGCCATCTGGACAAGGGCGCCGAGGCACTGACCCGGGTGCGCCGCCGCACGCTGGCCGGCACGCTCGTGCTGGAGGCCGGGCGCGCCGAATACCCGGCGCCGACCGATCTGTGGCTGTTCAAAACCACCACATGGGGCGCCGCGCATGGCGTGCGCCCCTGGGAGCCGAGCTACCCGGGGCGCCTGCCGGATGTGCGCCAGATCGACGGGGCGCTGTACTTCGTGCCGGCGCCGAGCGCACACCAGATTGCGCTGCTGGGGCCGAGCTGCCCCTTTTTTTACTACGCCCGCCATGCAGTGGGCGCGGATGCGGACGAGACCACTGTTGAGCCGGCAGACCGAAGCTTGCTGCTGCTGCGCGCGCAGGCCGAGGCGATGCGTGAGCTGGCCTTGCGCGACAGCGTGCGCCCGACCGGTGCGCAGAGTGCCTGGAGCGGCCAGCCGCGCACCGGCACCCCGGCGGCGCTGGCGCAGTGGCTGCTGGGTGAGTTTGAACGCGCGGCAGGGGTGCAGTGATGGCGGACCAGATTTCCTTCTCCCTGGGGGGCGCCCGCGGCAGCGGGATGTATCGGGCGGCCTTTGATCGTGCGCCCGAGGTGATGCTGCGCAACCTTGCACAGGGCGCCGAGCAAGGGGCTGACGTGGTGGCGGTGGCTGCGCGCAGAGGGGTGAAGCGAGACATTTTCGGGACGCTGAGGAACAGCATCCATGCGGCGCGGCTGCAGGGTCTGCCGGCGGGCACGGTGGGCAGCGAGGCGCGCCCCGCGGTGCACTACGCGCCCTACGTGGAGCACGGCACCGGCCCGGCGGCGGGGCGCCCGCGCTACTACCCGAACCCGGAGTCGCTGCTGCAGCACCTGACGCATTCGCGCGGGATGCGCGGCTTCAAGTGGGCGGGCAGGGCGGGCAGCGTGGCACGTAGCACGCAGGAATACGACCTGTGGTGGCGGTCGCGGGCGTGGGCGTGGTCGATCTACATGAAGGGCACGAAGCCGTCGCCGTTCATGGGGCCTGCCGTCGAGCGCAGCCGGCCGCGGGTGCTGCGGCTTTTGCGTGCGGCGGCGACGAACGGAGTGAGGGAGGCGTTCAGTGGGTGAGCTTTCTTCTGCCATGCAGGCGCTGGCTGTGGCGCTGACCGCGGCGCTGCCGGGGCGCATCCGTGCGCCGCGGCTTCGTGCCCTATCCGCAGTTGTCGCGCGATGTGCTGGCAGGCCGGCACGGTGCGATCTGCTTGCCAGCGGCGAGCAGGGGTATGCGAACTACCGCGGCCGCGAAGCGGATCTGGGCGCGTTGCGGGTGGTGATCGTGGGCCAGCTGGTGGTGGACGAGGCGGCCTTGCCGCCGGAGGCTGGGCCCGAGGCGCTTTCTGCCGCCGTGCAGGATGCGGAATTTGCCCTCGCCGAGGAGGTGAAGGGGTTTTTGGCCAACCCGGCCGGGTTGCGCCAGTGCCTGGCGACGGGCTTTGAGCAGAGCGGGCAGATGGAGGCTCCGTTCGGCTGGGTGGCCTTCGAGTGTGAGGTGATGCCGTGACGAAAATGAAGACGAAGACGGTTCCGGACGGGGTGCCGGACAACCTGACTGCCCCGTTGCCCGAGTCGCTGGTGCGACGGCAGGCGGCAGCCGACGACGAGTACGCCGGGCAGGGCGGCAGTTACGTAATGGACCCGGCCAGCGGCCGGCGAACCCTGCAGCAACGAACCCAGGACCGCGCCACTCCGGCACGGCCCGCAGACCAGGAGTAATGCGAGATGGCTGGAGGACTGCTTTACCGCAACGTGGCGGTGTTGTTCAAGAATGAGGTGACCTACGGGACAGACCCGACGCCGAGCGGGGCGGCCAATGCCGTGCTGGTGTCCGAGGTGACGATGCATCCGATGGAGATGCAGACCGTCGACCGGAAGCTGATCCGCCCCTTCCTGGGCAACAGCGAGCAGCTGCCGGGCACGATCTACAACCGGATGGAACTTTCGGTGGAGTTGGCCGGCAGTGGCGCGGCGGGCACGGCGCCGGCCATGGGGCCGCTGCTGCGCGCCTGCGCCTTTGCCGAAACGGTGGCCGTGGGAGTGGACGTGAAGTACACGCCGGTATCCACCGGCATCGAGAGCGGCACCTTCTATTTCAACCTGGACGGCGTACTGCACAAGGGCGTAGGCGCGCGCGGCACGGTGAGCTTCAGCTTCAAGAACAACGACCGGCCGATGGCGCGGTTCAACTTTACCGGCCTGTTCGTGCCGATCGTGGACGCGGCGCTGCCGGCGGTGGATCTGGCGGCGTGGAAGAAGCCCTTGCCGTGCAGCCGCACCAATACGCCCACCTTCACTGTGCACAGCTACGCCGGCATGCTGGAGGACCTGACGCTCGACATGGCCAACGACGTGCAGTATCGCGGCCTGATCGGCGGGCAGGAGTTCGTGCGCATCGTGGACCGCAAGCCGAAGGGCTCGATTCTGATGGAGGCGGTGAAGGTGGCCGACAAGGACTGGTGGACGGCCATCCGCGACGCCAATAGCGGCCCGCTGAACCTGGTGCACGGGCTGACCGCCGGCAACATCGTGCAGGTGGATGCGCCCGGCGTGCAGCTGTACAACCCGCGCTACCAGGAGAGCCAGGGCATTGCGATGCTGTCGGCCGAAATGAGCGTGAACCCGGGCGCGAGCGGAAACGACGAGCTGGTGCTGACCTTCAAGTAACCCTGACCCGCACCCCCTTATGGGACTTTGCGNNGGGCGGCCTGCGCGTTTTTGATGAGGATGCAGACGATGTTCAAGCTGGAGCAAGAACCGACTTTCGAGGCCAACGTACCGATCCGCATGCCGGGCGGCAGCCGCAAGGTGGTGCGCGTGACGTACAACTATCTGGACCAGCCGGCTTACCAGTCCGCGCTCGAGGAAACGCGCGGCAAGCCGCTGAAGGAGTTCGTGGGCAAGCTGCTGTGCGACTGGAAGACCGAGCCGGGCGACGACCCTGAGACCGGCCCGTGGGAGGCAATGTCCGAGCCCTTCAGTGCGGATGCGCTGGACAAGATGCAGAACAAGGCGCTGTTTGCGCTGCGGGCGATGGCGGACGCCTACCTCCGGGAGGCGCTGGACCTGCCGGGAAAAATCTGAGGGAAGTGGCCCGCCGCTTGGCGCGCGGCGCGCCCCGCAAGGATGCACCGGAAGAAGCGCAGGTGGCGGCGCTGGTGGCGGTGGGGGTGCCGCCGTCACTGGCCCGCGAGCGGGTGGCCGGGCAGTACGACGCCGCCGAGCTGCGCGACGTGGGCGACTACCCGGTGCTGCCGTGCAACTGGCCCGCGGTGCGTTTGTTTGCCGAGCTGCCGCCGTGCTGCTGGGACCACCCGCAAGGGGGCGGCCGGCCGCGCGGCCTGCGGCGCGAGCAGGTAACCAATGAGTTGATGCTGCGCGGAGTGCGCCGACGCGAGTGGCCGGCGCTGTGGGAGCGCATCAGGGTGATGGAAAGAGAGGCGCTGGTGCAGCTGGCGTTGCGGGGGAAATAAGGGGCGCTGAGGCGCCCCTTATTATTTGAACAACACCAGGAATGACAGTTGCTTCTCGGTGCTCCACCGCCTGAACAGG